ATGGTGTACAACGATACGCCCGAGACGAACCCATTGCAGGAGAATGCGGTGAAGATGCACAAGGCGGTGCATGTGAGCCCCGAGCCTTCGAGCGATGTGGAGTTCGATGTGGCAGTGTGGACGGGTCACTTTTCAAGCAATACGGCGACGTGGTTCGCGTTGTGGCTGGGGTGCGAGCCTGTGATCCTGTGTGGGATGGACTGTTATCAAGGTCCTGTAAAGCATTGCCCGCCGAGTACGTATCATTCGCCTGTGTTCGATTATCCGCTCGATTTTTACACCCGCCCGTGGACAGAGGAAGGGGTACGGGTATTGCCGAACGTGGAGCGGGTGAAGGTGATGAGCGGTCCGCTGGTGAGTGTGTTTGGAGCCTACGCATGAAGGACATCGAGGATAAGTTATTGATGGCTGGATGCGGATGCCTGGTGGTCGGTGTGGCGTTGATCCATATCCCTGCGGGAGTCATTACGCTGGGATTGGTGCTGATCGGTTTTGGTTTGTTGATCGGCAGGAAGAAGGCAGACGATGGCATTGCTGAGTAGTTTATTCAAAAAGAATACTGCGAAGCCTGAGATCGATAATGAAGCCAGGGTGAGGGCGGATTATCCGTCCGCTTATGGAGAGCAGACACAGGCAGGACAGCGGGTATCCGTTGCGAGTTCGATGAGCGTGGCGACGTTCTACCGCGGGATGAACATCATTTCGGACGATGTGGCGAAGATGCCTTTGCAGATGTTCGAGAAGAGCGGGCAGGACGTGAGCCAGGTGGATGCGGATGGGTCGCTGTTCAATATGGCTTATCTGCTTCAGGTGAGCCCGAACCAGTGGGACTGGACTCCGTTCCAATTCAAGAAGGCGATCATCCTATGGCAGATCACGCATGGGAATGCGTATGTTTGGAGACCGCCAGTCTTCCCGCAGCAGTTGTTGATATTGCCAGCCAACAAAACGCTGCCCGTGTTCGATGTGAATGGGATGCTTTGGTACAAACATACTTTTTCAAATGGGAAGGATTCGTATATTCCCGCAGTGGAGATCCTGCATCTGTTGATCAACCCCGATGAGACTGGGTTCATGGGGCGGGGCGTGATCACGTTCGCACGCGAGACAATCGGGCGCAGGCTGGCGGGCGGGAATACGCAGAGCAGTTTTTATTCCAACGGGTTGAACCCTTCGGCGAGCATCTGGGTGGACGCGCACCTGGACAAGGATGGACGCAGTAAAGTGCGCGAGGCTTATTCGGAGGCGATGAGCGGTTCAGAGAATGCCTACAAGCTGGCGGTGTGGGACAAGAAGATCACGAAGTTCGAGGCGATCAGCATCGCGCCGAAGGACGCGCAATTTTTGGAGAGCATCGATGCGACGGACAAGGACATTGCGAACTTCCTGGGGATGCCCGAGCATATGTTGAACCGCGGCAAGGAGTCGTATAACTCGAACGAGCAGAAGTACATCGAGTATTTGCAGGGGACGCTGGATGCGTACCTGGTGCCATTCGAGGAGGCGGCGCGGATCAAGTGGCTGAGCCGTGAAGAGCAGGGCGACCGATATTTCAAATTCAACCGCGCAAGCCTGTTGCGGATGGATGCGAAGGCGCGGGCGGAGACAAATTCGATCAAGATCCAGAGCGGGCAGATGAGCCCGAACGAGGCGCGGGCGTATGACGAGCAGAGCCCATATAAAGGCGGGGACGAGTTCTGGATGATGAGCAATGTGGCGAAGGTGAATAGCCCCACCCCGACCCCACCCCCAGCCCCTCCCCTTCGGAGTACCGAAGGAGAGGGGAGTGAAGAGGAAGTAGAAGTGACAGGAGGCAATAATGACACAGCCAATTAGGTGTTTCGATGGGAACGCCCAGCCGCACGATCCATTCTGGAGGTGGGTGAACATCGAGAGCGAGCAGCCCGAGATGGAAGTGGACGGGGTGCTGAGCCAGTTTTCATGGTTCGAGGATGATATCACGCCGAAGAAGTTCAAGGATGAGCTGTACCAGTATGGGAAGGGCGGTCCCGTTTTGATGAAGATCAATTCACCGGGCGGGGATGTGATCGCGGCGGCAAAGATGCGCGACATCATGCGCGAGTACCCTGGCGAGATCACGGTGCAGGTGAGCGGGATGGCAGCCAGCGCGGCGGTGATCGTGGCGATCTCGGGCAGGAAGGTGCAGATCAGTGACGCATCGTACATGATGATCCACGACCCGATGGTGGTGGTGATGATGGCGGCGTTGAACATCGAGACGCTGGGGCGATTGCAGGAGAATTTGAAGAGCATCAAGGACGGGATCGTGCCTGCGTATGCCCAGAAGACAGGATTGAGCGAGGGTGTGATCTCGAACATGATGACGAAGGAAACGTGGATGTCTGCGCGCGAGGCGGTGGAGAAGGGTTTCGCAGACGAGATACTGGAAGGCGGGCAGAAGACAGGGAGCACGTTCCAGAACGTGGCTTATGTCAATGCCTTGATGAATTATGGAAACGTCCCAGAGGCGTTGTTGAACCAAGCCAGAGAGGTTGAGCAACAGCCTGTGGATGTGGAGCGCGAACGCAATATTGAGCGCTTGCGCGTGAGAGTTACTGATATTCGTAAAGGAGAAGAACAATGACCGATTTCAAAGCCCTATATGACCGAGTTGTCAACGCGCAAGCCGCTGTTCAGATTATTTTGAACCAGATCGACGCGGCATTGCAGTTGGGAACCGACGAGGGTGCATCGGAAGCGCTGGCATTGGAGACGACTCTGGACGAGTCCATTGCCAAACGCGATCAGTCTCAGACGTTCTATGACAAGGTGAAGGCTGCGAGCCAGTCGAACCAGGTCAATGTGAACTTTGTGCCTGTTTCCGAGACCCCTGCCACGCCCGAGGAAGAACAGCCTGTGGGTGTGATGAAGCGCGCAAATTTCTTTGCGCTTGATACCGCCAAGCGTGAGCAATTCATTGCCAAGGGCGGGAAAATCGAAGAGTAGAGGTAAATTATGAGCAACACTTTGACCAACCTGATCCCGACCATTTATGCCGCGAAGGATATTGTCCTGCGCGAGTTGGCTGGGTTCATCCCCGCTGTGACGCTGGACGCGAGCGGCGAGACCGCAGCAAAGGACCAGACCATCCGTTATCCCGTGGTGCCTGCCCTGGCTGCGGCTGACATTTCACCCGCTGCGACTGGACCTGACCCGTCAGCGACCACGCAGGGAAGCGACACGATGTCGATCTCCAAGGTGCGTTCGGCGACCTTCTTCTGGGAAGCCGAGGAGCAAAAGGGACTCGGAAACCTTTACGGCGTGATTCTGCGCGACCAGTTCACGCAGGCGATGCGGACACTTGTGAACGAAGTGGAAGCAGACCTGGCTGCGTTGTACGTCGCGGCTTCGCGCGCATACGGTACCGCAGCCACCACGCCATTCGACAGCACCAACAAGCTGACGTTCATGGCGCAGTTGTACAAGATATTGGCTGATAACGGCGCGCCGCTGAGTGACCTGCAATTGGTGATCAATACCACAGCAGGCGTGGCACTCCGTTCATTGACCGAACTCTGGAAGGCAAACGAGAGCGGAGACAACAGCCTGCTGCGCCAGGGCGTGCTGCTGCCGTTGATGGGCTTCGATGTGCGCGAGAGTGCGCAGGTGAAGACCCACACCAAGGGCGCTGGCACTGGGTACCTTGTGGACCTAAGCGCCGGTTATGCGGTGGATTCGAACACGATCCACGTAGACACTGGCACCGGCACCATTTTGGCGGGCGACGTGTTGACCAACACCAAGACCAGCCGCGATACGAACAAGTACATCGTGAAGACTGGTTCAAGCGGCGGCGAGAGCGACATTGTGCTGGCTGAGCCTGGCAATAAGATCGCCTGGGTGAACAACGACCCCGTTGCAATCGGGAACAGCTACACGGCGAACCTGGCGTTCAGCCGTTCGGCAATCCACCTGATGATGCGCCAGCCTGCAATGCCCGAGGGCGGAGACGCCGCGGACGATGTAATGGCGATCAGCGACGACCGCACTGGCATCACCTTCCAGGTGGCGATGTACCGCCAGCGCAGGCGCGTGGCTTATGAAGTCGGACTGGCGTGGGGCGTGAAGTGTGTGAAGCCCGAAGCGATGGCGATCCTGTTGGGATAGCAACCCCCTCCCTGCCCTCCCCCAGATAGCCTTCGGCGATTTGGGGGAGGGAGAATAGAGAATGTATGGCAGAGCAGTATTTGATGGTGCGCGGACCCGCCACGATGAACGTGACGCCCGACAAGTTGGATGAATACCTGGCGGATGGCTGGAAGATATTGAAGCCGCCCGCCGAGAATAAGAACGTGGTGGTTGACCAGCCTGTGGTGGAGTTCCCAGATGTGCCAGAGGTTCCAAATGTGCAAGCAGAGGAGCCGAAGGGACAGAGCGTTGAAGAGGTCGTTGAGAAGATCGGGAAGCGTTCCCGAGGCAAGAAGGGATAGCCGTGAGCAACATCCTGACCCCCAGTGAAGCCGCTGATTATGTACGGACGGAGCAATCCGATACCGTGATGTTGATGTTGTTAGACCAGGTGGATGCGTACATCAAGAGCGCGACGGGGCGGGATTGGGCGGCTGATGCGGTAATCAACCCGCTGGCGAGGATGTGCGCGGGGATCATCCTGGTGGCGTGGTATGACGACCCGAGCCAGATGGGTATGGGTCCGCAGAACGCGACGAACGCGCTGATGCAGTTGGAAGTAGCGGCGTTGAAATACCGCAAGTATTCGTTTTTCGGTAATTCAAGCGCAGGTCCCATTTCAATCCCTGGCGCGATGGAAGGCGACGATGTGATCAAGCTGGTGGGCGTGCAGGGTGTGAGCGGAGACCAGACCGCGAACTTTGAGAGCGTAATCAGCGACGATGGATACATCGACCAGACTTCGACCAGCGACCTTTCGGACAATATCTATGTGGTGATCTTGAAGTCACCAGCGGATGACGTGACCGCATGAGCAAGCCGATCCAGGCGGGGAAGTACCGCCACAGGATAACAATCCGCAATTCGCCTGCCGATAGTTCGCGGGACACGTTCGGGCGACGCAAGGGCGTCGGGACGACCGTGTGTACGGTGTGGGCTGAGAAGCAGGACTGGCAAGGCGGAGAAGGCACCGAGGGCAAGCGCGAGGTGGCGAGTGTGACGACGAAGTGGATGATCCGTTATCGAACGGATGTGGCATCGGAGATGCAGGTGGTACACGGTTCGGACGTGTACGATATCCAGAGCATCCTT